AAGGAGTCCAAGCCGTTCCTAAATATATTTTTACTCTACTGTTATTTGTGTCAAACCAAAACTGTTGTTGTTGTGGATTACTTGGCGCTGTAGCTCCAGAAGACATAGTAGCAACTTGTTTTAATGCTTCATTAACATACTGCCTGTAATTAGCGCCAGATACGTTTTGGATGTCTAATCCTTGAGTTCCTTGTGACATAATATTTAAATCAATGTTAAACTATAGTTGTAATTATAGTATATCTTGAAAAGATGAAAATTAATTGGAACAATATTCAAATACCAGCTAATGCTAAATCTACTTTAACGTGGTCAGTAGATTATGCAAGCATTGTTCATGAAGGTACTGGGGCTAATTATCCGCCTCGTCCATGGGTAGATGAAGCTAGAAGACATTTTCAAAATGAATTTAACAATTATGCTACAAACGCTTTAAATTCTGCTGATTATAAGCAAGCATTTTACAGTATTACTAAAGATTTTGGGCAATTATGCCAAGATAAAATAGAAGAATCAATTTATCCTTGGCCGGGTGAGACTAAAAGAAAAAGTGGTGATATAGTTACTTCTCCTCGAAATATTGTTGATACAAAAGAGTTATACAATTCTTACTTAATTACTCACGAATGAACTTAGCAGAATTAAACACTAAATTACGCGCGTTGTTAACTCCAGAGTTAGGTACGTATAGTAATGGCGCGCTATCTATTTGGGCTTATGGATCTAGTAATCCACCTCCTTCTGTTAGTAATGGATTAGAATGCTTGATTAGGCAAGTGCCTCTTGGGTATGCAAAGTCGTCTAGTGCTGGGCAAAAATACAAAATTCAAGAATGGGAGATATATTTAAAAAACTACAAAAAAGATTTAAATTTATCTAAAGCAATAATTAAGATAGAAAAAAGTTTTTCAGTTATACAAGTAGTCCATATGCCTTATAGTTTAGATACAATTGAACAAGCAAGAATACTTATTAAGGATCCAATAGTTTTTCAGTCTTTCTAATAAAATGGCAATTATAAGTTAATAAAGGATTAAAAGAAGCTCATGCCATTAGCCACAGCATCTGTTGTTTTACAAAGTTATACACTTGATTTAATGCTTTTGGGACTTAATGTTTTTGGCGCTTCAAACAGATTTGTAGCCAAAGATATTTTAACAGTCCAGAATAATGCTGCGGTTTATGACAAAAGTATTATTTTAAAAAGTAGCTCAAGTACTGGAACTTATTTAAGAGCTGGAACAGGAATTAGTTTTAGTGGTGTTAATTACAGAAATCAAGTAGTAGTAGCAGAAGACATTACTGTAACTGGATCTAGTGGTTCTGTTACATCAGTAAAAGTAGAGCCATTGTTAAAACCATTGTCTAGTGGAGTAACTGGGACTGTTTTAGCTCCTGTTAGAATGATTCTTAATTCAGTTGACACAACTAATAATATTGACACTTGGCGATTTGTAGATTCAATGACAACAATTGAAGGGTTAAGCCCATTTACTAGAGCAGTGATAAGTATTGTTAATCCCGTGGCTGGCTCTTCTCCTATAATGATACCTCAAAATGCTAATCTTGATTTTGGTTCTTTAACTCCAATTAATCCTGATGTTGTTTTTTTAAATTCAACATCCAGCTCAGTTATTTATTTTAATGGTAGCCCAAATACACTAAATATTTCTGCTGGTTCACAAGCAAGTTATTTAACTGGTTCTATTCCATTGTGCGGTATTCAAACAATGGATTTAAGTAATCAAGATACTCAAATAGATATTACAACGTTTCAATCTGGACTTGGGACAGATTCTAACACAGTAAGATATTCTCGCTCATATTCAATTTCTGGCATTTCATTGTCTGGGGATGAGGCACTTGAAAAAATAGTTAAACCAGCTGCTGGACTAAAATCTATATCTAATGGGAAAGAAGTGTATGCAATAGCTACTTTTCCTGATGGAGAAAGAATAGAAGGAGTTGCTGTAATAAACAATTTGAATTTACCTACCAATCAAAATGAAGTCAAGAAATATTCATTTACTTTAACTTTTCTTGGTAAAAATTTTAATTGGGATTCCCCTATAATTTAATAAAGCTAAAGTTGGATATATCTGGCAAGTATAAAGTAAGAAAAGGATTAAAAGTCTTATGCCATTAGCCACAGCATCTGTTATTTTACAAAATTACACACTTGATTTGATGCTTTTAGGGACTAGTGCGTCTGGAGCGTCTAATAGATTTGTGGCTAAAGATATTTTAACAGTTCAGAGCAACGCAGCTATTTACGATAAAGATATTGTATTAAGAACTAGTTCAACTAGTGGAACGTATTTAAGAGCTGGGCTTGGAATTAGTTTTGACGAATCTGGCTATAAAAATCAAGTAGTAATCGCACAAGATGTTACAATTGCCAGTAATGTAAATACTAACGTCAAAGTAGAGCCGTTATTAAAACCATTATCTAGCGGAGTAACCGGTACTGTCTTGGCTCCTATTAGATTAGAATTAACTTCAGTTGACACTACCAATAATATTGATAGCTGGTATTTTATAGATTTAATGCCAAAAATTCAAGGGAACAGTCCTTTTACTCAGGCAAAAATAAAAACTACTAATTTACCTGCTGATTCTCCTTCTGTAATGGTAAAAGAATCAAAACTTGCTTTTGGTAATACTGTTTTAACAATTGCAAATACTGATGTTATAAAAACTCCAATAAATTTATTTAATACGTTTGTTCGAGTTCATATAGCGTCGGTAGATTCTACTAATTTTGTTGATAGCTGGCGTTATATAGATTTTATGCCAACTATACAGGGAGAAAGTCCATTTACTCAATCAAAGTTAAGAGTTAGTAATTTAGCCCGCAACACACAATCAGTAGTAGCTCCATATTCAAGTCTTGTTTTTGAAAATATTAATATAAGTTTAACGGTATCTCCTGAAATATTTATTAGCTTTCTTGATACAATTAATGATGGTAATAGCTTATTTACTGAAGCTGTTATAGAGATGAGAAAACTACCTTTTGATTACAGCTCAATAACAGTACCTGATTCAACTTTTGTTTTTAATAATGTTCCGTTAGCCACAGAAGTCAGTATTAGACCGCAAATTACTTGGGTTGACGAAGGCGTTGATGTTTACATACATTCAATTAACACAAATAATAATATCGATACTTGGCGTTACATAGATTTTATCTCAAATATTGATAATGGAATTAGTCCATTTACTCAAGTAAATTTAGGAGTTAATAGATTACCATCTAACGCTCCATTTGTACAAATTCCAGATTTAGTACTTACTTTTAATGGAATTAACACGAGTAAAAGTGTACCTTCTGAACTGTATATTAGCTCTATTGATACAAATAATAACAATAGTTTATTTACTGAAGTTGTTGTAAAAACAAGAAAAATACCTTTTGATTTCTCGTCAGTAACAATACCTGACTCAACATTTACTTTTGGAAATGTTCAACCAGCTACAAATGTAAATGTCAAAGCAAAACTTGTCTCAGTTGATGAAAACGTTAATGTTTATATAGATTCAATTAATACAAATAACAATATTAATACTTGGCGTTACATAGATTTTATCTCAAATATTGATAATGGAATTAGCCCATTTACTCAAGTGAATTTAGGTGCTAACACACCATCTAACACTCCATTTATACAAATTCCGGATTCGGTACTTATTTTTGATGGAATTAGTACAAGTAAAAGCGTGCCTCCTGAGTTGTATGTTAGCTCTGTTGATACAAATAACAACGGAAATATTCTATATACCAAAGTTGTTGTAAAAACAAGAAAGATACCTTTTGATTTTTCATCAATAACAATACCTGACTCAGTATTTACTTTTGGAAATGTTCAGCCAACTGCAAACGTTAATGCTGAAGCACGATTATCTTGGGTTGACGAAGGCGTTGATGTTTATATAGATTCAATTAATACAAGCAATATTAATACTTGGCGTTATATAGACTTTATCTCAGATATTGACAATGGAACTAGCCCATTTACCCAGGCAAGCATAAAAGTTAGTAGATTGCCATCTAACGCTCCATTTGTGCAAATTCCGGATTCAGTACTTACTTTTGATGGAATTAGCACAAGTAAAAATGTACCTCCTGAGCTGTATGTTAGTTTTGTTGGTACAAATAATTTTATTGATACTTGGCGATTTATTGATTCAATGCCAACAATTCAAGGTAGTAGTCCATTTACACAAGTTATTTTAAAGACAAGAAAAATACCTTTTGATACTTCTTCAATAGCTATACCTGATTCAGCTTTTACTTTTGCAGGTATTCAGCCAAGTACAGATGTGTCTAGCATTAAAAACATTTTTTTATCTGGTGGTGATACTGCAACAGTTTATTATGCTGGTAGCCCAGATACTTCATTAATTTCTGTTGGATTGTTCAATACATTTACAGCTTTTGTCCCTACTTCTCCTGGGTACAATGGAGTTATAATTAACCAAAATTCTACATCAATAGTTTATTTTGATGGCGCTCCCAATCAAGTATCTGTTGCTGTTGGGTCATTGTTTTCTTATGTTACCAATTTTATTGATACATGGCGTTTTATTGATTCAATGCCAACAGTTGAATCAATTAGTCCGTTTACACAAGCTAAGATAACAGTTACAGAAACGCCAGTAGGATACAATTTTGTAACAATACTTCAGTCTAGTCTTGTTTTTAATAATATTAGTGCAATTGAATCTAGCGTTGTAGTCAATAGAAACTCAGAAGCAATAATTTATTTTAATGGTAATCCACGTACTTTGCCTATCTCTATTGGATTATCATCCAATCCTTTTCCAGTATCAGTGCCTTCGTTAAATGACGTTAAAAATATTTTATTATCTGGTAGCGACACCGCAACGATTTATTTTAATGGCATTCCAGGTACATTGCCTATTTCAATAGGTTTATTTAACACATTTACAGCTTTTGTCCCTACTTCTCCTGGGTACAATGGAGTTATAGTTAACCAAAATTCTACATCAATAGCTTATTTTGATGGCGCTCCTGGCACGGTACCTATTTCAGTAGGATTGTCTAGTACTTATGCTGCTAATCTTGTTGATACATGGCGTTTTATTGATTCAATGCCAACAGTTGAAGGCATCAGTCCATTTACACAAGCTAAAATAATAGTCACAAAAACGCCAGTAGGATATGCTTCAGTAACTGTACCTCAATCCAGTCTTATTTTTAATAATATTACCGCCGATGAAACTAGTGTTGTAGTTAATAGAGATTCAGAAGCAATAATTTATTTTAATGGCAGCCCTGGTACTGTATCTGTTTTCCCTGGAGTATTTTCCAATCCTTTTTCTGTGCCAGTACCTTCATTAAATGACGTTAAAAATATTTTATTATCTGGTAGCGACACCGCAACAATTTACTTTAATGGCGTTCCAGGTACATTGCCTATATCTACTGGATTGTTTAACACATTTAGTTCTTTTGTCCGCACATCTCCTGGATATAATGGAGCTGTAATCAATCAAAATTCTACATCAATAGTTTATTTTGATGGCGTTCCTAGTACAGTTCCTATTTCAGTAGGTCTCTTTAATTCTTACGTTACCAACTTTATTGATACATGGCGTTTCATTGATTCAATGCCAACAGTTGAATCAATTAGTCCGTTTACGCAATCTAAAATAAAAGTTACAAAAACGCCAGTAGAATATGCTTCAGTGACTGTACCTCAATCTAGTCTTACTTTTAATGGGCTTACTGCACTCGAAAGTAGTGCTATAGTTAACAGAAACTCAGAAGCAATAATTTATTTTAATGGCAGCCCACGGACTTTACCGATTTCTGCTGGGTTAACATCTAGTTCTTTCCGTGTAACTGTTCCTCCATTGTCTGAAATTAAAAATACTGTTCTATCTGGCAATAATATAAAGAGAACAGTTTACTTTGATGGACTCCCAGGTACGTTGCCTATATCTACTGGATTGTTTAACACATTCACTGCTTTTGTTCCTCCAACACCTGGATATAATGGAGTTTTCATTGCTAGAAATTCCAGGACTACAGTTTACTTTGATGGTGAGCCAAATACATTGCCTATTTCTACAGAATCATCTAATACTTATGTAACAGGAATTTTCCCTTTTTCTGCTGCACAAGAAATGGATTTAGATGAACAGGAAATACAGTTTTATGGAACAGATCCTGGTATTACTGAAATTTATTTTAACGGCAGTCCAAATACATTGCCTATTTCAGCTGGATCCCAGACAAACTATTTAACTGGTCCTATTCCTCTTTGTGGTATTCAGGCAATGGATTTAAGTAATCAAGATACTCAAATAGATACAACAACATTTCAATCTGGTGTTAAAACAGATGCTAGTGTTGTACGTTCTGCACGGTCTTATAATGTATCTGGAATTGCTTTAGTTGGGGATGAAGCATTGGAGAAAATAGTCAAAAAAGCAAATGGGCTAACTCCAACTTCATTTGAATTTGTAGGAGATGAAGTGTATGCTGTAGCCACATTTCCAGATGGAGAAAAAATAGAAGGCGCTGCTTTGATAACCAATCTAAGTCTACCTGGCAACCAAAACGAAGTTAAAAAGTATTCTTTTACTTTAACTTTTCTTGGTAAAAAAATGTCTCAAATTTTACTTTAACAAATAAGGAGAAATTATGCCTTTAGCTACCGCTCCAGTTATTTTACAAGATTATTCTTTAGAAGTAATGCTATTGCCTTTGGTTACAAGTGGGTTTGCTGCTGGAACTTCTGATAGAAACATTAGTTCGTTAAGACGTGTTCTTACTTGTACTACTCAAGTTGCACCTCCTACCAGCGGTGGTGTAGCTACACTTGCATTGACCACTGATGAAGGTAGTAGTTCTTCTCCAACAATCATTAAGGAAGGCACTGGATTATCGTTTATAGAACCACTTGCGCAAAATGCCCCAGCTGGAACTGTTAGAACTAGAATTCAAGTAATGGCTGCTGAAGATAAAAGTATTGCGCATGGCGCTAGTGCTACTGATTTGAAAGTAATTGGACTAGACAGAACTATTGCTGCAAATAGCACGGCTGCATTAATTGAGGGTTTACTCCCATTAAGCGGTATTCAAACACTAGATTTGAGTAATCAAGAAACTCAAGTTGATACCACTTCTTTCCAATCTGGATCCGGAACAGAAATGGCAATGATTCGCGTGGCTCGTGCCTATTCCGTGTCTGGTATTGCATTGGCTGGAGATGAGGCGCTTGAAAGAGTAGTTAAACCAGTTGCTGGATTTCAGGGAGAATTTTTTGGTAGAGAAATTTATGCTGTAGCTACATTCCCAGACGGTGAAAGATTGGCAGGTGCTGCTAAAGTAACTGCGTTTAACTTTCCAGCCAACCAAAACGAAGTTAAAAAGTACAGTTTTACGCTAACATTTATGGGTAAATCCTTTGAATGGAATCCTCCATATTCTATTAGCTAAATATGTCTTTTTCCCAACCACTTTGCAACAGCTCTCTTGACGTAATGCTGCTTCCCATCAACAGTGCGGGAAGCACTATTACTGACGTTACGAAGGTGACAGCTTTAATTGCTCAAACTGCTAACATTGGGTCTTCTCAAATCTATTTGCAAGTCGTCGGTGGATCTTACTTTGTTCCCGCCGGCATTGCTTTGTCTTTTGCGGGAACTTCTGTTAGTGGCGTAGCGTCTAGGCGAAGACAAGTTGTAATATCTCAAGATGTTGTGTTAACAACAAGTCCACTATTAGTTCCGGTAGAGCCTTTACAATATCCGGTACTGCAAACTGATAGCGCAGTCGTTGTACCTGGATTACTTCCAATTAATGGTATTACGACTTTAGATATTTCAGCTCAAGAAACTTCTGTTGACACAACTAATGCTTCATCTCGTAAAGGAGTAAATAGCGTTTTCATACGCAGGGCGATCAGCTGCAATGTTAGCGGCATTGCGTTGGCTGGAGACAAAGCGTTGGAGACAGTAATTAAGCCAGCTGGAATATTTTCTAATAGTTTGTATGGTAGAGATATTTATGCTGTAATTACTTTACCTAATGGAGAGAGAATTGTTGGAGTGGCTAAAGTTGGTGGCATATCTTTCCCAGCTAATCAAAACGAAGTTATGAAATATTCGTTTAACTTAACATTCCAAGGAGATTTACTTGAGTGGACTTCTGCTTTTAGTTTTTGAGTTATTATCTTAAAAATAACCTTAATGGTTTATTGACCACCACCACATCAAGTAACAATGAAAATTTTAACAGACAGTACTCAGCTCCTTGCCGTATTAATTAATTGCACCAGAGAAGGAAAATCCTTGTATTGTGGTGCTGCTATTTTTAAAGGGGGATTATCAGGAACTATTAATGTTTCTGATAAATTTACTTCGTATACAATTAAAGTTCCAGAATCAGTTGCTAAAACTGCTACTAAAGAATGTTATATTGATGAGTATGATTCTTTAGAATTTGAGATTGTGTAAAATGCTTGGATTTATCACTGGCAATCCTAAAACTAATTTTATAAAAGTAGGAGATGTGCTTTTCTTTCCCAAGAAAGACGGTATTACTGTTGGGGAAAGAAGACAACTAGCCGAAACAGAACAAAGTAGGCAGCATGCTTCTTTGAAGATTCGTCGATTAGTTGGAAAAATTGCGCAACAAAAAGGGATTTCACTAGAAGAAGCTACAAAACTTTTAACTGGTGGTATGACCGAACAAGATGGTGTTGAGGTCATTGACAACACTGAAGTTGTATTAGAATATGCTGATGATTTAGCTGATATCAATGCTTATACATCTAGCATGGAACTTAACCTAAAATCTGTTGTAGCAACAATGCTTATTAAAGAGCGTGTTGCACATATTATTAGTGTTGTTGTAGATGCTAATAAAGATGATAAGAAGTTAGTAATTGAGCCTTTGCCAGCAGATTTTTTACTAGAAAAAGGCACTAAAATTAGATTTGGGGAGAGTTACGAAAATTCATTCATTGTAACAGTAGAAGATAATTATAGCGAAAATGCAGAACAAATTAGAGTTTCTGCATTACCTAAAAATATTACTGCTGGAACAGTTGGATTTTTACATAGAGGAAAAATTCCTTTACTTGGTTATCCTAGTTGGAATTTAGAAAAGACCTATTCTTTAGATGAGACTTTGGTAGATGAAATTTACGATTTTTATCTTAATGAATCTAGCAGATGGAAAAAAATAGAAGAAACTGAAACACAGGGGGAGGATCAACTGGAGAGTCGGAAATTCCCAGAATTGACTGGGAAGGACTCTACTGGAGAATTCAGTCTTACAGAATAGCTGATCCCAGATTTACTAGCTGGGAATCATATTTAGAGCAACTTGATTACGTAGTTTTTAATTGCATTAATCAAATGGAGAAGCTACGCCAACAAGAACTAAATATGCAAGCTAGAGTTCATGCTATTGGCTGGGCAGGACTATTTAATGGATTTAAAGGTAAAGACGATCCATCTATTAAATACACTGATTTACTGCCATTCCCAGACAGAAGCAAATCTGAAGGAAATGGCGTATTAAGTCCAAAAACTAAAACTATTATTGAGGACGCTATTAAAAAACGGGAATTGCCAATACAAACATTAACTTCTTTGGCAATGCTTCTGGAAAAATAATTAAAAGGCATGTAGTAATCTATATGCCTTTTATAGCGTCTTTAGCAGCTTTTAGTATTGTTTTTATAGTTTGATATGTTTGAATAAATAATGTTTTTAAACTAGAAGTAAATATTTGTAAACACTGAAAGATTAACACAACAGTCATTATAAGTATGGTTTGTTTGTTCAAATCATCTTCTAGCAAACAAAGCTCAAATGTGGCTTTGTATGAACTATTAGTAGATTTAAACATTACTAAGTTTACATTTTTAACTTTATTTTTAATATAAGACAAAACTGCATCTTGATTTTCTTCTATCTTCTGGCATATATCATCCTCACAACTTATAAAAATGTCAGTATGCCCATTGCGCTCTAAACAAGATATAGAACAGTTATTTAAAATATCAAGAACAATTTGGCTCATTCTAATAATTGATGTCTACATCTGTATTTTGTCACTCTATCCCAGTAACTTCCACCATAGACAAATAATTCACTAACTCTATCTCCTCCTAAGTTATGCAGTCCTGTTTTTTTTGCAGTATCTATAATTATTGCTACATGATGTGGTTGTACACCATTAAGAGTCATACCAACAACATCATTGTTTTTTAAAAGTTCGTCATCTTCTAATTTTCTAAAACCTGCTTTGGGAAAATTTTCGTTCAATAAATTCCATGATGGACTAATTGTTTCTTCAAGTGAAAATCCTCTTGGAATATCTGGTAATGCTATATCTAGCATTCCTTTATAGTAGGCTCTAAGTAAACTAAAACAATCAGAACGGTTGTAAACAAACGGCCATTTTAGATAATAATCTATTTCCTTAGGAGAATAAATATTAAAATTATCAAAGCAAGGAAATGGATTAATTATGTTGTTTGGATCAAACAAATCCCAGCAATCAAACTCACTGTGATATAAACAATACGCCAACTTATTAGACTTAGCATTACAAATATCAGGAGGACTTAAATATCCAGGCTGACTATCGTTCCAATGCGTGTGATAAACCATTTGAATCTTTCCATGAGATTCTATTAATCCATCAATTTCATCTGGATTAATTACAAACGCCTCATTTTTGTTCTCAGCAATATTAGAACATTTGTATGGCTTGTCATTGATTACAACACCACAGACCTCTTGTTTTGGGAACTGCTTAGAATGTTTAATAATATGTTCTTTAATATGTTGTGATAATAGCATTACATTACAATACCTAAGTTACTAGGGATATTAGATCTGACTT